AGCCAAAATTAGAACCTACTGTTACTTATGGAACTAACGGATTCTTTTTAAAATTTGAGGATAATGGAGCTATAGGTACAGATAGTAGTGGAGAAAGTAATACTTGGACAAAAAGTGGTACGATAATGAAATCCATATCAACGCCTAGCAACACCTTTGCTACTTGGAATTATAATCATAGTTTAGAAAGTGGACAAAATGTTATAACTATGGCTGGTACTGAAATAGACCATGCCAATGATACTTATACAGGCAAAATAACTTGTGCAACACTAGGTATGAATGCCGGCAAATGGTATTGGGAAACTAAATACTCACTTGAAGGTGGTTATTTATCTGTTGGATTTGTTAGAAATGGTGGATTAGATTCTACTTTCAACATAAAAGAAAACAAACAACTTGGAGATGGAGCTGATTCTAACTCATGGGCTTTCAAAGCTGGTAATACATCAGGGTATATAGTTAAATTATTAAGATTTAACAATGGAGATTCTGTTGCAGACATGGGAGTTACTCCAGCAAATGGAGATATTATCCAAACTTGGTTAGATTTAGATAATGGTAAAGCATGGTGGGGTATCAATGGTACTGTTATGAATAGTGGTAGTGGGGTAGGTGTTCCAAACACAGGAGCATATCCACACTTTACCTTTACTGTGGGAAATGAATTTTATATACCAGCAGTATCTTTATATGGATTTAATGGTGCGATTCAATGTCAAGTAAACTTTGGAGAGGGTAGCTTTGCCCATGTTAATGCAGTATCATCAGCAGTAGCTGACAACAACAGTAATGGTAATTTTGAATATGACCCCCTAGATGGATTCTATTCAATATGTACTCAAAATATTAAGGAATACGGATAGGAGAATAATATGGCATATACAACAATATCAAAACCATCAGAACATCATAATGTAATAACTTATACTGGTACTGGTTCATCTAATGCTAGAACAGGAGTAGGACATCAACCTGATTTAGTATGGATTAAGAATAGAGAAGCTACAGATAGTCATATATTGGCTGATTCAACAAGTGGTGTAACAAAATATGTTAAGTCGGATGCAGTAACTAGCGAAACAACGGATTCAAATTCACTAACTGCTTTTGGAGCAGATGGATTTACAGTAGGTAGTTTAGATAATGTTAATACCAATACAGAAGAATTTGTAGCATGGTGCTGGAAAGCAAATGGTGGAACAACATCATCAAATTCTGATGGAACGATAACATCAACAGTACAAGCAAATACTGCTGGTGGATTTTCAATCGTTTCTTATACAGGAACAGGAAGTGCTGGAACAGTAGGACATGGATTAGGAGCTGTACCAAAAATGATTATGACCAAGGTAAGAAATAATAATGGTAGCTGGGGAGTAGGACATTTTGCAACAGAAATAACTTCTGACCCAGCAACAGACCATATAAGATTAGATACTGATGGTGCAATGGCAGATAGTGCAGAATATTGGAATGATACTATGCCAACATCTACTGTATTCTCTCTAGGTGCAGATAGTACCAATGGAGAGGCAAATTATAATACTTGGACTTATGTTGCATATTGTTTTACCCCAATAAAAGGATATTCACACTTCGGCGTATATACTGGTATAACTGATACAGCAGATGGACCAATGATTTACTGTGGGTTCAGACCAAGATTCGTTATGGTTAAAAGAACAGATGGTACCGAGAATTGGATGATATTAGATACAGAAAGAACTAAGACAACAAATACTGGAGCAGCTGGGATTAATGGTAACCCTCTAACGGGAATAAAACTAAAACCTAATGTAACAGCTGCAGAAAATACAATTTCTTGTGATTTCTATTCAACAGGATTTAAACCAAGAAATACAGATGGTGTCTTCAACTGGACAAGTTATGAATATATCTATATGGCGTTTGCTGAAATGCCAACAGTAGGAACTAACGGAATAATAGCTTTAGCTAGGTAAGATATGAGTAAACCAGTAATAAGGGTTACGGATTTTCATGCAGGACATTTTTGTGCTGGTCTTGGTCTGGATTATCATGCCACTCCATTTATCACTGGTTCATTTAGTGTATTAACAAATAACAAACCAACCTGTACTTTTGGAAGTTTTACATTATGTAAAGATATGATTATCGGAGGTAATACTTCAGTATTAGTAGGTGGTAAACCTATTGCTCGTACAGGTGACCCAACAAAAGGACATGGATGTGCTGAGGTATCTACTTCTGTTGTTGATGGACATGTTATTACAACAACAACCCTCGGTTCAGCAGGTCCTTGTTCACTTTTAAATGGATATTATCATCCTACAATATGTGCAACAGGTTCAATGAGTGTACTTGCATAATGCCAACAGAATACGGAATTACATACGAAGTACAAGAAGGTGATATTGGTGTAACATCTGATGTTGTAGCTGCAGGAGAAAATACCACAGCTTCTATGACTGTAACATTTGCTAATGGAACTTCTACAACATTTAATATTAATAAAGCTCAGCATGGTATTGACCCAGATGTATTTTTTGCTGACCAATTAGAAGATTTTGAATATTTAAAGAGAGATTATACAGAAAATAATCCAGGGACAATAAATAATATTATAACTTCTTATGTAGGTTCTTTTTATAGTGATACTACTGAAGGTCAATCAACAATGGAAACAGGTACAATTTAAAGAGAAAATAATATGGCATTAACTAAAAGAAGTACAAAAGGAACATCATTATCTCATGATGAAATGGATGCTAATTTTACCCATTTGGGTGGTGATGGTAGTTATGTAATGCCAACAACTGATGGTGATAGTGGTCAAGTTATGACAACTAATGGTGATGGAACAGTTACCTTCTCAACACTAACAGGCGTAACTGCTACAATTGCAAATGCATATCCTGTTGGTTCAATTTATATTAATGCAAGTGATTCTACCAATCCTGGTACATTATTAGGATTTGGAACTTGGGCAGCTTTTGGAGTTGGTAGAGTTATGATTGGTATTGACGCTTCAGATACAGATTTCGATACAGCAGAAGAAACAGGTGGTTCTAAAACTCACACACTAACAGAAGCTCAATTACCTTCACATAGACATGCAGTAGGTTCTAACGATTCAGGTACAGGACCAGGTGGCGCCGCTGGTAATCAGGAACATGTAAGGGACGGTGGCGTTGGTAATGGTCCAGCAACACCTACTAGTTTTACAGGTAGTGGAGACGCTCATACAATTGTTCAATCATATATTGTTGTCCATATCTGGAAAAGAACAGCATAGTTTGTATAAATAGTTAGCGATATGCCAAAATGGGACGCTACAAATACAAACGAATCTAATAGAATAAGTCGTACTTTTAAAGACTTAGATTTAGACTTTGGTTTAAATCCGGTCACAAAAGATGTCAATAGACTTACAGACGCTGAAGCTATTAAAAGAAGTGTTAGAAATTTAATTAATACCAATCATTATGAAAGACCATTTCATCCTGAAATTGGTTCTGGTATCAGAAATTTATTATTTGAACCAATGACAGAATTAAATACTCATTTTATGCGACAAAAAATTGGTGAACTTTTAGTGGCACATGAACCAAGAATTGTATTGACAAGTATTAAAGTAGAGGCAGATGATAGTAGAAATTCATATTCATGTAGAATAAATTTTAACATTGTTGGCACACTAGAACCAGTAGTGGTAGACACATTTTTAGAGAGATTAAGATAAGATGGCAAATGCAATAAGTAATAGACTAGATGTATCAGAATTGGATTATGACGCTATACGAAATAATCTAAAAACCTTTTTACAAAACCAAGCAGAATTTTCAGATTATAATTTTGAAGGTTCTGGTATGTCAATAATATTAGATTTATTGGCATATAATACACATTATTTAGCATACAATGCTAATATGTTATCAAACGAATTATATATAGATAGTGCTGATATTCGTAAGAATGTTGTATCACTAGCAAAACAATTAGGTTATACTCCTAATTCTGTATCTTCACCACAAGCAGTTATTGATATTACTGTAAATAATGTTCAAACAACTGTTGCTTCTATTACAATGGCAAAAGGAACAGTATTTACAACTACTATTGGTTCTCTTACATATAGCTTTATAACAAATGAGGCAATAACAGCTACACCAACAAACGGTGTTTATAAATTTTCTAATGTAACTATTTACGAAGGTACCTATATATCATATCAATATACGGTTGATTCATCAGATGTGGACCAAAAATTTATTATACCGAATAATTTAGCAGATACAAGTACATTAAAAGTAAAAGTACAAGAATCATCAAGTGATACTACAACTAATACATATTCTAAATCAACAACACTTGCAGATATAGATTCAACATCAAAAGTTTATTTTTTACAAGAATCTGATGATGGAAGATTTGAAGTTTATTTTGGTGACGGTGTTTTAGGAAAATCTGTATCAGACGGTAATATTATAATTTTAGAATATATTGTGACCAATAGAAGTGCAGCTAATGGGTCTTCAACTTTTGCTTTAAGTGGAACAGTAGGTGGTTATACAGATATTTCAATTGCAACAGTATCGGATGCACAAGGTGGAACTGTTGCTCAATCAAATAACTCAATTAGATTTAATGCACCTTTACAATATCAATCACAAAATAGAGCAGTTACAGTTAAAGATTATGAAACTCTTACACAAACATTTTATCCTAATGCAGATTCAATAACCGCATATGGTGGAGAGGATGCTGAAACACCGGTTTACGGAAAAGTTTATATTGGAATTGTTCCTAAATCTGGTGCAACATTAACAGAAGCTACAAAACTAAGTATTGTTAATAATCTAAAAAAATATAATGTTGCTTCAGTAACACCAGTTATAGTAACACCAGAAACAACATCTATACTTTTAACATCAAATGTTAGATATAATGAAAATGCTACAACTAAAACTGCTGATACTTTAAAATCAAATGTAATAACATCTTTAACAGATTATAATACAATTAATTTGCAAAAATTTGAAGGCATGTTTAGATACTCACAATTAGTACAAGATATAGATGATACAGATACAAGTATTTTATCAAACATAACAACTTTAAAAATTAGAAAGAATTTTACACCCACAACAGGTAGTGCAATAACATATAATGTTTATTTTAGAAATGCATTATATAATCCACATTCTGGACATAATGTAAGTGGTGGGGGCATTTTATCATCAACTGGTTTCAAGATACAGGACAATGATAATGAAATGTTTTTAAATGATGATGGAGAAGGTAATATAAGATTATATTATCTAGTAAGTGGAGTAAATACATATCAGAATAATACACAAGGAACAATTAATTATACAACAGGTCAAGTTATTTTAACATCATTAAATATTGCTTCAATATCTAATATTAGAGGACTTTCTTCAACTGTTGTTGAATTAACTGTTAATCCATCTTCAAATGATATAATACCTGTAAGAGACCAAATATTAGAATTAGATGTTGCAAATTCAAGTGTAACTGTTAATACAGATTCTTTTGCAAGTGGCACATCAGACGGCGGAACATCTTATACAACAACCTCTAGTTACTAATGGCAAAATTTAGTGAAAAATTATCAACTCTTATAAAACACCAGGCACCTGGTTTTGTTTTACATGACCATCCACGATTTTTAGAATTTATAAAACAATATTATATTTTTATGGAATCGGCACAAATTTCATTAACAAGTGTTCAAACAACTGATGGTATATTATTAGAAAGTGAAACTGATTTATCTCCAAGTGCATTAATATTAAATGCTTCAAATATTTCCTCTAACAATACACAAGATAGTGTTGGTGATAAAATATTACAAGAATCATCATCATACGGAAAATTTGAAAAAGGAGAAACTATAACAGGTGCTACATCAAATGCAACAGCAACTATATTAACAGAAGATTTAGGAAATGGAACACTTTATATTTCAGCACAAGATAAATTTATTGATGGAGAAATAATAACAGGTGGTACATCAAGTGCAAGTGCAACTTTAGATAACTATCAATCAAATCCTGTACAAAATATTCAACAACTTACAAATTTTAGGGACCCAGATAAAGTAATTTCAAATTTCTTAACTAAATTTAGAAATGAATTTATGGCAACATTGCCTGAGAATTTAAATTCAAGTATTGATAAAAGAAAACTTATAAAAAATATTCGTTCAGTTTATTTAGCAAAAG